CCGGGTGTTGGTGGGCTTCCAAATGCTCAATCCACTCACCATCACCGTCGATATGGACATGGCAAAGTTCAATGGTTTGGACCCAAAATCTGCTTACACGTTTACCCAAAATGTCAACAACAAAACGTGGAAGTTCGACACCAATCAGATTATCTATTTCAGGGAGCCGTCATTCGTTGACGAGGTACGCCACGGTCTCGCCCCAGCCGAGGTGGCGATGCAGGCAAGTCAATTGGGCTACTACCTCGACCGCTTCACCGCCGCCTTTTTCGAGCATGGTGCCCAGCCCGTGACCATCATGAGCATGCCCATCGATGTGAGCAAGGACGAACTAAGCCGGTTTAGCTCCGACTGGCTGGCACGGTTCAACGGGGTAATCAACGGCTTCCGCACCGCCTTCATTCGTGGTGGTGACATCAAAACCACGGTGATTACGCCGCCTATCAAAGACCTCACGCTTACTGAGCTGTACGACCGCGCCGTGGCACAGACCGCTATGGCCCTCGGGGTACCGCTCACCATGCTGGAATCGAAGGCGGCAAACTACGCCACGGCTGATTCAGACCGCATGAGCTTCTACAGTGAGACGATTATTCCGCGCTTGGCATTGTATGAGCAGGTGATTAATCAGCAACTGCTTGAACCCGTTGGCTATAAATTGACCTTCCAACCCGAGGCACTGACCCTGTTCCAAGTGGACGAAGCCCAGCGTGCCCAAAGCCTCCTGCTCCTCACCCAAGCGGGTATCCCCGTGCGTGACGGCATGGTCATGCTGGGTATGGACTACGTGCTCACCCCTAGCCAAGACTTACCCCCATCGATTGACCCTAGCCCTGCCACGCCTGCGCCTGAAGTCCCGATCATTGAGGACACCCAACCGCAAAATGTCAGGGCTTACACCCTGTGGCGACGCAAAGCGGAGAAGCGATTTGTGGCGGGCAAGTCGTTGGCGTTCCCGTTCACAAGTCCTGATATTGACGGTGAGGATGCGGCGTGGATTGCTTACCACTTGCCAGAGTGCCCATCGATGCACGATATCAAGGCGCTCTTTGATGACCTCAAGGCGGTAGGGGTCAATGACAATGAGCGACCGCTCTACAACGCCATCTACGCCATACTCCGCAAAAAGGGCAACGAGTTAGCCCTCATCCTGTCCAACAATTTGGGCTATGAGATACAGGACGACTTTTTCGACGACCTTGCGATGGAGATAACGCCCATCATCAGCGATAAGATGCAAGGTGATTTGATTGCCCTGCAGGAGCGGTACACGATTGACATCGATGATGCGCTGGAGCAAACGCTCATCACCAAGCAAATCGACGCCTACATGCCTAAGCTCATCAAGGGACTCACGGATACCACCCGTAATCTGGTCAAGCAGGTAGTAGACAATGCCCGGGCCAGTGGCGGTATCACCAATGAAGAGCTGATTCGGCAGTTAACCCCCGCATTTGGGCGACGTCGTGCAGAGATGATTGCCGTCACTGAGTACACACGCAGTGCCAGCAATGCCACCACGGTGTACCGTGACTACCTGCAAGACTTCGGCATCGACACCGAGCGGGTGTGGAACACCGAGAACGACGAGATTGTACGCAAGTGCCCCATCTGCTATCCCCTCAATGGCAAGTCGGAGGAGGTATGGGGTGAGCGATTCCCCGACGGTGCCCCGGCACATCCCCGCTGTCGTTGTGATATCAGCATCAGGATTATCAAATGAACGTGACTATCAAAATCCCACAAGGCCTCGAACAACGCCTCAAAGAGCTGGGTAAGCATGTGGTCGAGCCAACAATGGTCGGCATCGCCACATCGGTACAACATGAGATCACGTCGAACAAACCACCTCCACCGCCCAAGGGGAAGATGCAGTTCAAGTCAGATAGACAACGTAAATTCGTGATGGCAGGGATTCGCAATGGCACAATCGATTCGCCCTATCGCCGTGGGATTAGCCCGGGCTCCCAGCGACTCAATCGCTCGTATAAGCTCATCCGCGCTCCGCATGCCGTCACGCTAACCAACACCGCCTCATACATGCAGTACGTGATTGGCAACAAGCAGGCAAAGATTCACCAACAACGCTGGCTCACTGGGGAGATTGCCATCAAACGAGTCGTACAAAGTGGCATCATCGCACGCATCGTGGCAAAAGCAATTCGCAAGTACTTTAAGTAGGAGAAAACGCCATGAGCGACGAAACAAAGAGTATCGACGGATTCACCCCACGCCAGCGCATGATCTCGGCAGCACTCATCGAAGTAGTGCATGAAGAGGGCAAGTTCGACTGGGGACTTGGGGCAAACGGTGCCCACTATGTGGAGATGAATAACCCCTTTTTGGCACAGAACATCCGCTGTGAGGAATGCGTGTTCTACGACGATAACTTTGGCTGTGCCATCGTCGAAGGGGTCATCAACCCCAACGCTATTTGTAAGTTTTGGATTATCCCTGAGGATGAGATTCAGATGGGGATTATGCCAGCAAGTGAGGGTGAGGATATGGCAAACACGATAGAGGCGGCCGCCGGTGACACTCCGATATACCTTGGTGCCAGTTTCATGGAGGCAATGGGTCTCATTAAATCGATGACCAGAGAACAGGCACGAGCTATCGTCATGGAGTGGGCAAAAGAACATCCCGACGAGGCCAGCATCGTATATGAGAGCATGGAAAATCAACTCATGGCAGGAAAGGTTGACCTCTCAACCGCCGAACGTGACGCCCTCCCCGATGAAGACTTTGTCATCCCATCGTCTCGTAACTTCCCTATCACGTCGCCTGAAGCGGTGAGTGATGCGGTGTCAAGCTGGGGCAGGTACGAGGGCAACGTAAGTTTTGAGACGTTCAAGCGTAATCTCATCCGCATCGCCATGCGTAAAGGACAGGACTACGTGGATGCCCTACCGCAGGAGTGGCAGGACGAAATGCAGAAGCGTATCGTGGCAGAAGCCAAGCGATACCTGCAATTGTTGACACGTGACGTATAATAGAAGGGTGGGTAGTACTATGGAACCTCGTATGCTGACACATGGCAGTGCCGTAAAAATGGTGAGTGAGTATGTCATCAAGGGCACGGCTATTGTGTATGGCGGACGTGACCTCGTGGGCGACTTTTTCACCAAGGACACCGACCTTGGGGAGTCACGCCCATTCGCTGGCATGCCGGTTTTTTACGATCATGCCCTCGGCAGTGAGCCCAACCAAATCGGCGTCGTCAAACAATGGACGACCACCGAGGGCGGCATCGATGTCGAAATCGAACTCGACAAGCGGTATCGCTACGTACAACAGGTCCTTGAACTCGTGAAGCAGGGTGCCATTGGCCTCTCCACGGGTGCCGTGGGCAACACCGTTGTACGTGAAAAGGGCCTCCTTAAGCGGTGGGTGGTTGGCGAGCTAAGCCTCACTGCCACACCCTGCGAACCTCGTACCGTAGCGAGTGCAAAGACGGCTGGTGATTTGTCCCAGCATGGTAGCACCGTTGGTAACATAAATCCGAATCATCCATCAGGAGATACACCCGTGTCGTTAGACAAAACCGAACTCAAAAACGCCATCAAGCAAGAGCTCAGTGAGATTGCTGGCGAACCCGTCCCCGGCGGTGGCATGGTCATGCCCGAAACTGCCGCCCCCATGCACAACAAGATGAAGACCAATTCCGCCGACGAACTCAAGATGGCGCAAATCCATTGGTTGCGTACGGGCAAGATGAACGACGCCACCAAGGCCACCATCGCTGAGGACAGCGGTACGTGGGGCATCAGCGTTGCCCACGACCTCCAGCGCACCATCGTCGGGAAGCGTGACGAGCAATCGGTACTCAGTCAGTTGCCCATCAACCGCATCACGACCGCCAAAGAGTACTACGACATCAACGCCGAAAATGCCAAGGCTTCGATGGCCTTCGTTGCAGAAAAAGGCGCCGCCAACCAATCCGAGCCCACCGGTGCTCAAGTGTCGATTCGTCTGTACAAAGCCTCGCTCATGATTAAACTCTCGAACGAAATTTTGGAAGACACCTCGAATAACTTGGAAGAGTATTTGACTGACGTCATCGCCCGTGCCTATGCCGTCAACATCAACACCTACTTCCTGGGCGGTAGTGGTTCAAGTCAACCCCAAGGCGTGATTCCTCGCATCACCAATTCGATCGCCTTGACCTCCACCACCGGTGTGAGCGTCGCCAATGTCAATGACATTTTCTACGGCTTACCCATGGCGTACCACGGTGCCCAAACGGGTTGGGCTATGCAACTCGCCACCCTCGGTGCTATTCAGTCGCTCGTCGTGTCGGGTGCCTTCGCCTTTGCCGAAACTCCCCAAGGTAACCTCAGTGGCGGGCCCACGCTCAAGTATCGCCCCGTCGCCCCCACCGCTGGAGTAAGTGCCCTCGGTGCTGGTAACAAAAGTATCATCTTCGGTAACTGGAACTACTCGCACTTCGTGGAGCACACCGGCGGCATCAAAATCAGCCGCAATCCGTACCTCTACGAAGCCACTGGTGAAACCGCAATCTTTGTCACCGCGCGCTGGGGTAGCGACGTGAGCCAAGCCGAAGCCTTCATCCGTGGTACGAATCCTGCTACCTAGGAGTGACCATGCAAATCCGACTCATTGAGACGAGTATTGCTTACTACGTTGACAATGGGTTGCGGACGGCAAATGACGGGGAGGTCATCACAGACCTCCCCGACGTTGACGCACAGCGACTCATCAATGCGGGGTGTGCCGTCCTCGTGGAACCAGAGGCGACGCCGATTCCACCCACCACCGCAAAACGCGTGCCGAAACGAGGTACGTAATGGCGTACGTCTCCACCGCTGACATGAAAACGTTCCTCGAAATCACCTCGTCTGATGATGATGCGCTGATTGCAAGCATCATCGAAGCCGCATCTCGTGCAGTTGACCGCATGGTCAATCGCACGTTTGAGGCAACGACCACCACCACACGGAAGTTCACCCCACTGCCCCAGCGGTATGGTGGCAACATCCAAAACGACGGCAGAACGTTGATGTTTGATGAGGACCTATGCGCCCTCACAAGCATCACCAATGGTGACGGCAATGTCATCCCAAGTACCGAGTACTACCTTGTCGCTCCAAACAGCACGGTGTACTACGGTGTCGCCCTCAAGATGATGTCAACGCACAATTGGACATACACGGGGTCACCAGAACAGTCTGTCCTTATCACGGGCAAGTGGGCATATTCTGAAACTTGCCCAGCCAACGTCGCTATGGCAGTGAAGAAAATTGTCAAACACTTCTACACGAGTCGTGCGGCAGAGTCGGACAGTGATCGTGACGTCCTCAGTGCCGACGGCGTGGTGATTGCGGCATCGAAAATCCCTGCCAGCGTCACCAAGCTGATGAGTCCCTACGTGAGGCGGTCATGAGTAGTCATCTGATTGAGATTGTCAATGCGGTTAAAGCACTATCCCTGACGTATGACAGCAAGGCCATCAGCGTCCGTGACGGCACCTCACTTGTTGCGACACCGAGTGCTGCCGACTTGCCCATGCGGGTTATCAGTGCACAGGGCAGTACGGGTGGCGGGGTAGTACGCAAGACCTTAGGTGCATCACCCGTCATCAATTTTCGTTGGCAAATCAACGACATCTTACTTGGTCAGCAGGTAGGACTTAGTCGGGGCATCAAAGACCAAAGCACGGCACTGCTCACCTATGCGCAGTCCTATGCGCAGGCAGTGCGGGCACTCGTCACGAGTACATGGCAGATCGAGGACGTCACTATCACGGTAGGGAACATCGAGTACCCTGAATCTAGTGGTCATCGCTACCACAGCGTGACATGTGAAGTCCTAACCAAGGAGATTATCCAGTAATGGCACAAACTACCACCGCAACAACGACGAGTGCAGGCACCGTCGAAATCAAAATCGCCGCCGCCACCTCGTACACCAACATCTCTGGCTCGACCAACTCTGTCGACCAAGTCACCATCGAGCGGGTATCTGGCAGTAAGGGCACGCTGGACGGTGATACCCAAATTATCGCCGCAGGACGGCAGGTCGCCACGATGATTACCGTCAACTGCCTCTACACCGAAGTCACCGACGAAGCCCTTAAAGTCACCATTGCCAGCATCAAAGCGGGCAACAACGCAGTGGTACAGTGGAAGCCCGTTGGCTCCAGCGGCAAATCATTTACCTCCGCATCGGGTGGCAAAATCACCAAGGTCTCACTGCCCGAGTTCAACTCAGAAAACGGCGAACCTGCGGTGTTTTCGTTCGAACTCATGTGTGGTGGCGTCGATACATCATTCGCCTAAAGGAGGCTAACTCATGGCACAGACTACAGGCTCATTGACTGGGGCACTGGGCAAGATTGAAATCAGCTTCGATGACGGCTCCACATGGACGGATATTTCGGGCTCCACTACGAGTATGGATCAGGTGGAGTACGCACGGTCGAGCGGGTCCAAAAACACGTTTGGCGATGCCTTCGCTGTGGTGACCGTGGGCAAACAGTTGCCTACCAACATTGTCGTCAATGCGCTGTACACCGAAACCACATCCGAAGCCACCGACAAAGCCATCACTGGCATCAAAGCCAACACGCCGTGCGACCTCCGTTGGCAGTATGCCGACGTCACCACCACACCAGGGGCAAAGTACTTACAATACATCACCCTCGGCAAAAGCCGTGTCATCAAGGCGGATTTACCCGAGGTCAGCGCAGAATCAGGCGAGCCCGCCACCCTGTCCTTCACCGTCTTTGCCCCCGGCATTGACTACTCCGAAATTACCGTACCCACACCGCCGTAGCCTAGTAGAATCGAGGACGCTGTGACCGCTAAAAAGCAACCACTTGTAATTGATGTCAATATTGACATGCTTACCGTACTAGACCTTGAGACCATCGACCGTGCCGAGCGTGGCGAAGCGACGCTATCAGACGAAATTGCCATCTTTGACCGTGTCGTAGTGGGCGGTGTCCGTCACTTGCGGGCATCGGATATCCGCAAAATCCGTGACATCATCCTTCAGGAGCTGGTCAAGGACGCCAACAGCCCAAACTGACAAAGCGGTTGTGGGCGAGCCTGTACACCAATGCCCCACAACCGCCCGAGTACCGTACATACTGGTGGTGTATGAAGCTCCAGTGTACCCCCGACAAACTCCCGCCAGCGCGCACCCTTCTGCTGTGGGAAAAGATTATGACCATCGAGGCGAAGGTGCGCGCGAAAAAGCAGGGGTAAGGAGGATTCATGGCCGATGACATTGTGATACGCTTTTTATCCACTGATGGCGTCACCCCCACTGCGCAAAAGGCATCGAAGGCGATTACGGTGGTAAAAAAATCGACCGACGATGCCTCAGGTTCGATGTCGTCGTTTGGATCGACGCTGGGCAAAATCGGCGCCGCCGCAGGCCTTGCCACGCTTGGCAAGCAGATGATAGACCTTGGGCTAAACTCAGCCCTTGTGTACGATAAATTCGAAAACGTGCGCAAAGCACTTGGCTTGATGACGGGTTCTACGCAGGCAGGCAACGACCTGTACAAGGTCATGCAGGACTTGGCCGCCCGCACTCCGTTTACCTTCGATGACATCGCCCAAGGCACGCAAAAACTCCTTGCCATGGGCTTCACTGCCAAAGAGATTCCCGCCACGATGACCGCCATCGGGGACGCATCGTCGGCAGTGGGGGGCGGCGCCGACGGGGTGAATCGGATTACCCTTGCCCTTGGACAGATGCAGGCAAAGGGCAAAATCACTACCGAAGAGATGATGCAACTCCAAGAGATGGGTGTCCCGGCATTCCGCATCCTCGCAGACGCCACGGGTGTGACACAGCAGGCACTCATGGATATGGTGTCGAAGGGCATCGTACCCGCCGATCAAAACCTTCGCACCCTCATCGATGCCATGTCCAAAAATTACGGTGGGATGATGGCGCAACAGATGAACTCTGCCACCCAAGCCCAAAGCAATTTTCAGGACGCCACCGACCGTGCCAGTCAGGCACTCGGGGAGATAACGTCTCCATCGGTCAAAATCGGCTTCAATTGGTTAACCCAAGCCATTGACCTTGCCACCGCAGGGATGAAGGATTTTGGTACGTGGCTCAACT